ATACAAGGTCGTGCAATCAGGACTCTCTCACGAGAATCTCGGGGCTACCGCTATTAAAATTTGTGACTCCCTTATCAGGAGGCATTATTTAAATGCCACTTGATCATGATACCCTCCAAAGAAGATATCCTAATAGATCAAGCAACCCACTTAAGTAAGTCACATCTTCTTGGCGGTTAGTCCGGTCGCTTTTCAACGCCTGGTTCGGCCACAGAACCATATTTTATTAAATCGCACTCTTTACTGCTAGTGTGCGCAACTACTTTTAATTACTTAGGAGTGTCAGTCTCCAAAGATCCACTCTAATTAGGAGCAGATGCTTCATAATACATACGGGGTAAACCCGTAAAGAAGAATGCCTGGTAATCCTCGCCTGCAGCAACGTGGATATCCCAGACGCCTGTATTATCTCCTCTACCCCATATACGATAATCCCATCCTTCATTAAATATATTAATGCCGGTGTGATTTTCTTCCTTCCCAGGTGTGAACCTGAATGGAGAATAATAGGGTAATTCAAACTCAACTGCTGGATTCAAATACCCACATTGATACACTTGTCCCTTAACTCCAGAAAAGGGCTTAACTGTTGGTGGGAGATTACTGTTCTCTACAACAACATTCTTCCTAATTAGCTTGGTACTTGTACCAGCCAATGGCGAAACTGGAGTGAAATCATACTCTATTTCACCAACAGGGTGTCTCTGGATATAGATTGTGGGTCTCTGACTAGCATTAAGATTACCGCGAGGTAACAACTTATATCTAATAGAACCCCTCCATCCAGAATAAGCTAACGTCACCCAATGAAGTAATACAGTGTTACAATAATTGTAAGGCTCGTTGCTGGCAGTTTCATCTACGGCACCAGCTACATTACCTCTCAAATAAGGAAACATGCTGTATCTTCCAGCCAATAATCTGTTATTATTACTGGCTAATCCAATACTACTCCAAAGATTATACCTCTTTAACAACGTACGAAAACTTTGTATAGCCTCACCCGTAAAAATCCTATTAATATCACTATTATCAGACTTTGTCGGGCCAAGCTCTATTGATTCCTCCTGCTGTGGAGCAGAAGGTTCAGCAGTATTTTGGGCTTCGGAAACCAAGGCTCCCTCCAAACCAGATTGCTGAAATATCTGTTGTTTAAAAGTGAAATATTGAAAATAATCATCAGGAACAAAAACTTCAAAATCATCACCCATAGATACAAAAACATTAACTTCTATATCGTTATTAACAGTGCTATTTGGCGTAGTCAACTCATTAACAACATACACACCCAACACACCATTACCAAAATCGGCAGTCGATGTGTAAGGCGTAGTACTATACATCTCGGTTACAGAATTTGTAGCTGGTAAAGCGTGAGATAAAAGAGTTCGATTTTGTCCATTAGCGATCTCTATAGTGAAATCAGTTTGGTCAGCAATGTCAATAATATTCAAATAATTTGTATTGTACTCATTACTCGCAAAATGACCAGGGTCATAAACGAATTTAAGCCTACCCTTATGAAAGGATGAGCAAACTATCTGAAAACGCACTTTCATAGAACCAGTCCAATATTTAAACGGGAGTGCTGCCATAGCACATGCCGGAAAATGGTAGGACGTTGGTGGTCCAACATTCTGAGCCCAAGTGCACGGGTCCAGCCTCATATTCCACAAAAGAGTTTCAGGTGAAGTACCAATGTTCCAGGTAAAAGTCGTCAAATAAGACTCTCTCTTTGCTATTTCTTTAATGTTAAGAGAATCAACACCACCTAAACCTGTTGTCCGAGGATCAATTGTTAACTCCTGCTTCTCATCTATTGTCATCTTCGCCGTACCATCACCAACGTTAGTTAATGATAATGACGAGGCTGGATAAGGTCGATAAGGCTCAGGATTCTTATTCACACTAGGGCGACAATACCCAAACATCTTAGCGACAGAAGCAGTAGTATTTGCTGTCATCTCTGTAGCTTGTGCAAACGGACCTATATAAGGAATACCAGACATAGCACCTGCGACTTTAGCCACAGCTGTTGCTGGTCCTGAAATACGTCCCTTCTCATTAACTTCGTCAATTTCGTTACCTGATTGTGGGCCAAGCCCATCCTGCTCAACCGACGTCAAAACGGACATACTGACATCTTCTGCCCATGCAAATACCGAAATTGTAACTACATCATTTGCACCGTTAGCATGCTTCAATGTATTTAAACTTCGGAAATATAATTGACCTAGTTCTTCCCATTGTTCATTAGGTATAGAACAATAATTCCAATAATTATAAAAAGGTAACATCAACTCTCCACCTTGTGATGTCGTAGGGTCTAAGAATATTCTAGGTTGCTGAGAAGCTTGCACTAAATCTTCCCTAACCAAAGTTGAATTAACAGTTAACGAATCATAAAAATCAAATGGCAAATAAGTAACGAGAGCTCTTCCATATTGAAATCCATTTCCATTAATTACAACTTTAACATGAAGCTTAGATCTCATCAAATTAAAATTGGCTATACGATTAGCAACTCTCGCATTACCGAAATACAACGCCCAAGGATTTATATCAAAACCTAGGTTAGTAGATGTACTCCATTCTGCTTCATGAATCTTAATCGGACGAGAAAAGAAATTCTCTAAGGTCGCATCATTGGTATCCTGCAACCTTCGAGTTGGATCTACAACGCTATCAACATCGTAGAGATACGGATCAACTTGATCAGCAAACTTCACATTCTGCATTTGTGAATTCCCACTGACCCTGACAATTGAATTATCACCAGTTGTCCCGTCAGCGTATGTTTCCATTCCAGATTGTACACTGACATTTGTAATTATGTTGTAATTTAACACCAAAGGTGCATGGATAGTGCCAACATCAACACTACCATTTGTGAATAATATAAAATTTTTACAAATCTATTTATGTACAGACCGCTGACCAGATCAAATCAAACGGAACGAAGTATTTACATTTGGGCAAGGTGAACCCATCTCTCGATTCCCCGGTAGGGACCTTTCTACGTGCAAAGCCTACATATACTTTACAAAACACATAAATATATAATACATGTGGTGTCCATGTACACGAATCAATTTTGCTTACCATCAGATTTGAAACTGGGTTGGATTTAACGTCTCCAAAGCGACTAAGTACCGTAGTGTTCGAGCCAATTCTCAACACCATCACTATAGCTATATTGCAAACATTTGCACATATGAGCTATACCAGCACGTTGAGCAACATCCTCCATTAGGATACGTTGCTTCGTAAATTTCTCTTCGCCGTGGTTAAACCACTCACGTAAAGCACCATCAATATTCAGCGCGCATGCATGTTCCTCTGTCCATGGACAATTCTTGCCACGTATGAAACAATGCAAGGACTTATAAATAGACTTATCTGCTAATGCACCAACATGCACCCCAAGTGCAGGATGCCATACGCTGAAACGTTTAAGGAATTCAAATTCCTCCTCTGGAAGAAAATCCTGTAATTGAGATTCCTTATCAGGCATGGTATAAACTTGTCCGTACTCTGCCAGAAAGCGCGAACATTCCTTAATTGTGAACTTATCGATTCCTTTCTTCACAGAACCAATATTGTCATCACCGTAGGTCATAATAGCTACATTCTCACGAAATTTTAAACGATCCTCATAACTCACAGGTTTATACTGTGTGTAAAAGAAGCATCGAAGATTCAATGACCCACAAATCCCGTTGATAATGACGGTCAATGAATTTCCGCTAATGTGCGTACCTTCGGTAAGCCCAATTAAGTCACCATTGAAGGAAATGTATGCAAACACAATGTCTCCAGACATAGCCTCCATTATGGCAAGATCCTCCTCAGAATAATCACAAACACGTGCAAAATCTATTAAGATCCGCAGTGATGCCAAAATTAACTGAGAAGGTAATTTTTGGTCGTATTTACCATAATCGCCACCAAATAAGCGATCCATGCCAAACTTCGTGACATGCTTATGAAATTGCTGCCACTCAGGACCGTGGGAATTAATCCCAACGGCACATTCAGACTTCAATGGATTCATCTGCAAGACGCGAATGAGCGGTAAATAATACTTTCTAATTAAGAAAGTCAAAGACAAAGCATTGCCATAAAATATGCGACACTTATCTTTGGTCAGGATCTCATCCTTCTTACAAGCCTTAGCTATAGGATAACCTCTTTCACCACAACGGTAACAATCCTCAATCCTGACAATTTCATCCATGAGAACTTTCTCAAGTTCTCTATTGCATGGCCATTCTTCAGTTGGTTCCAACTCAATCACATGATTGCTCTTTGGACCCGACAATGGAAATCCAACCGAAGTGTTAAGTTTAATGGCGTCCATAAATTTCTTACCGGGCATACCACACAAATTCTCCCGGTCAGTTAAAGGTCTCGAACTTCTCCAAAGTTCTCTCGAAAACACCTCTAATAATGGCTCCTTGTAATCTCGTATGGATATCTCCAAAAGATCATAAGGAAATGGATGCGCCGGTACGGCCAAATTTGCTAAACAAGTTTGCCAACCATACCAATCAGGGTTAAACTTTGGCCCCTGATATATATTGGGAACTCCGCACACATCCATGATGTGTTCACTTATCGGAGTCACCTTCACCTCGCTTCTATGTACGGCTCTCCCAATACAAGAGCCGAAATACTCAACCTGAGAGTTTTCAGGAAGGTAATTAAGCGGACTTTTCTTGTGGAGTGGATCAGGTCTAAGAATCTGCACATCAAGTACAGTAGTCTCAAATTTGCCGGCCCCACCCGACAACATCACTCCATCAAGTTTCCTCAACTCTTCAAAAGCAGTGAATAACTTTTGCTGAGTGATACTACCATAAATACCAACTGGAGTACCAGTGGTTCCACCTAAATGGACACCAAGAATAACACTTCCACTTGTGTCTGAGACCAGTGTTGCACCACACAGGCCACCAAACGTATTTATGGTTAGATTTTTGTACGCACCACCTATAAAAGATTTCCAGGTTTTCACAACGCCAGGTATAGTCATACCCTTGGCAATAATGAATTCACCATCCTTCTTTCTCCAGTGCATACGGAAAGGCACAGAAGGCATTTCTTCTGTGGGAAAGAAATTTACCAAATTCTTATACGATCCACCATTTGGGATATAACATACCCTCAAATCAGAGCCTGGAATCAAATGAGAACTTTTAACATGCAACCGAGCGACAAACTTGCCTCCAGATGCATCTGGATTTTTCTTCCTAAACGTGCAATTTAATTGCTCACCAAACTCTTCAAAGTAATGGTCAGGAATCAAAATCACATTTGAAGATAACATCAGGCCATTAACCATGCCATTTCTATCATTCATATGTATTGAACCATAAACCAAAGCTTTTCTAACTATGTTATCAAGCTGGTCGGCTGACATTCGTTTAGATAGTTCTCCAATTGGTAAATCACGTTTGACGACATGAGTCCAGACATTTTCCTCTGAATCACGTTCATGTACGTCCTCCGCCGTTTTAGGTTCTAAAGAGCCTTGAATACTCTGTTCATTGGCCCTATAAGCGCGATAAGCTCGAGCTAAACCATAAATGGCAGCTATACCTATGGATGCACCACAGATATATTTTGTGTACTGGTCACGATATCTGCGTAATATCGGAGCAACTTCCATGTTCCTATCTCTTAATTCTTGGTAAAGGTCTTCTTCAACCTTATCCACGAGTTTTCTTTGTTCCTTAAGATAGTAAAATATACTAATAAGGCTGCACGTAATACCGAATATGTTCGGAAATGCACAACCTAAACCAGAAACAATTAACAAAAGAGTACACAACAAACGTGAAGATTCCCATTTGTAATTTTTAATCAATTGGTCTTTATAAAACCAACGGAAAATAGAAGGAGCACAACGGTACTCGAAAGCATCGGCTGGCACAATTTTAATCCAATTCCAAGAAGACAAAAATCTTGTCCCCTGGGTATAAATAAATAATGAAGCATCATGATCCGCACGATCATACAAACCATTGATAAAGCCCCAAGGATTCTGGACACTGTACCATAACTTCCTAAGTGCTCCCACACTTTCTTTACCAAAATGGGGTTCACCAACATTTACTAAGTGTGCTGGTGTTGTTGGAACGCATACGTGGTATGGACAATTGCCTTTCAACTGTTTGCAACCATCGATACCACAAACCACCATTTTGCCCTCGCGATCCAACATGCCGCGCATCAAGGCCTCCTGATTAAGACGATGCTCGTCAAAATCTTCTATAGCCCATTGAATACACTCACCCATTGAGACATTTTCCATGAGCTTACCATTCCACGTGATAACCTTATAATCGGCTACACTTCGCAAATTCTGAGGTTTGACTGCCTTCTCAATAGTTACAGTCCAAACATCATCAAACATTGGTGGTTCATATTCACCATCTGCGTTGGTGTAAAATTTGCGAACCTTGGAAGCATCGAGTCCACAAGAAACTCCATCTTCCATTCGTTGGAATTCAGGCTTGGCGGTCACTGTAATGCAAATAAAACGACGTTGAACTGAATACGGACAATTGGAATACATACCAGCATCCATATCCTGCTTATTCGTGGTGGCCAAAACACACCACGGTTCCACAAAGCACTTTCCTTTAGCATCAATTTCTGCTTTAGGAGCATAGAACATCTGATTATTACAAACGTCTATAATAGCGCGAGTGGGTGGGCGCTCAACGAAATTCGATTTCTCATTCGCCACATCATCAAAAGTTAATACCAATTTATCCGAAGTCCAATTAGACATAAATTTATCTCCTGGATTATACGTACATCGGTATTCTTTAGAGACTGGAAGCTTCTGGCTAATCATAACAGCATCAAGAAGCTGATCTCCAAGAGTAGTCTTCCCTTGACTACTTTCTCCAAATAATTCGATTGCCCATGGGCTATGACGAACTCCTGATGATAGTTTGAAAGCAACATAGTCATTTTGCATACATAAAACACGCTGAATCTTGTCATTAACAAGCTTTTTGTCCAATCCTTTAAGGGAATGAGACAAATTTATCAATGCTGTAGACAACGTATTCAAACGCTTTTCAAATTCATGATCAGACATATTGGCAAACTTTTTCAAGTTGCCATTTTTGACTAAATCAAACCATGCAGTGACACGTGCATATTCAATATCCATCTCCATAGCGGTACGATCATTGACCAATAAAGGTTTCAGTGAACCTGATTGGAAACATAAATATGCACCTTCCGTGAAGAAGACAACAGTCTCAAAGATAGCATCTGCAACATCAAATGCGCTAGTGTGTTTATCACACAAATCTGGCGCAAAAAGCTTATATTCTCCAACATTAAAGGTAATATCGGATACATCGCAAAGGCCAAGCGTCACTAAACAACCAAGCAACTTCGAAATCTGCTTGAATGCTCTGTTTCCCTTACAGAGCTGCCAATTCTGACGCATGTCACGAAGACAATCAAGCCAGTCTGGTGTTGTGTCGGACTGAGTGGTGATAAGAAGTTCTTCCACAAAGTCCTTTACCGTCTTGAAAAGCGATTTGGTAGTCCTTCCTTGTGCCCAAGTCAAAACAGAAGTAATAACACCTAAGCTTGTACTCTGTTGTGACAAGTTAACAAGAAGAAGGGCAATACTTTCTACTTCTCTCAAAACCTTATCCGGGACATCAATTTTAGCAAATTTTACAAGTGCATCAATCGCAAAAGAGGCAGAGGAAACTGATTCCATGCCAAAATGAGGAGCAAATGATTGCTCAAAAATTGTGTCCGATTGGGTGGTGCTGGTAATCTTAAGAGATTCCTTACACCTTTGTGAATGCTTCCATACTTTCATAGTTTTGAATGGACGGCGAGCTGCGACATGTTTATTATAAACACGTCGCGCGTAGGAAGCACGTTGCAACTCCTTAAAAGAGTTGCGTTCGTAATCTGATTTAACTGAATTACGGAACATGTTGTCAATATTTCCACCTATACAACGTTTTGATCTTATAAATACTTTGGGTTCATACAGGGGTGGATTCTTGAAATTTGATGAACGGGGTTCTTGGTTAACCCTATTCTTCAATGTGAGTCATATAGCTTTCTGCAAGCAATAATGCACATACGATCAGGTTTTCGGTTTTACCCATACGGTACCGGCCTACACGCACACACAATACTGAGTTCTCGTACGTTATTTGCAAGAGCTCTAAACAATCTGATATTCTCACGGAGAAACTAGCGAGGGATTGACGGAAACCTCAACTAGCGCGCTGTATACGCTACAAATTAATTAAAACTAATACATTAAATCGCCTGAAAACAGGAACCAGGCATAGTTCTACATCTTCAAAAAGAAGAATCATTTTAGTCACTGAAAAGAATAAGTGACAAGGTCCAGCTGGTAGGCTGAACCTAAAATTCCCTAGAAAAACTAGGACATGGACTAAATCATCGACTGTGATGATTACACCATCGTTATGGTTTCCATAAAAACATAAATGGAGATCGCTAGTTTAGCACGATCGATACTTGGAATAAAACATTGGTTGTGTCAGAAAATCTAATAAACGTAGAAGTCATAAGGGGCATAATATGCCTAATATGACGTCTATGGTCTACTAGGGCAAAAACTGCCAAATAA